AAGAGGCAGCCGAATTGGCTGCCCCTGAAGACGCATTAGACGAGGAGGATGATGCAGCCTCCTGTATGGCTTTGAAAAAATTATTTGTTGCCATTTTTATCGCCCACCATTAAGCTGATTTTTCGGTGTACTTGATTGACCAGCAGTTCCAACGCCAGAAGATGCTTTAGAGGCGTTTACTGCATTCGTAACAGTATTGGAAGAATTGCCTCCACCACTATTGCCGGATGAAGATTTGCCGAGGGCACTTTGGACATTCTTCGTAGCAGTTAGAACTTTTGATCTAATATCACTGCCACTATTGCCGCTATCACCGCTGTTTCCTCCACCGCCTCCGCCGCCGGAGGAACCACCGCCTCCACCGCCGCTGTCGTTGGAAACGCCTGCCACTTCCCAAGGCCATTGCCCGGTAAGCTGGTAGAAACGGTTGCGGTCGATCTGACCAAGGTTAAAGGCAAGGACAGGATTCTGATACTCCCACAGTACCTTCATTGCGTTTGCGGCTTCAGCACCGTACATCTCAGCATAACCGGAGAAATCACCATACTCAGCCAACTTCTGAGCCTGAGCATTGTCTCTGGTATAGTCACGCTCATTCTCATTCCAAGCCCTTGTATAATCTCTGTTCTCTTCGTTATATGCTCTCTCGTAAGCCCTCTGGTCTTCGTTGTAAGCTCTTGTGTAGTCCCGGTTTTCCTCGTTGTATGCGCGTTCGTAGTCACGCAAATCTTCATTGTATGCACGGTTGTACGCCTGCTGTTCCTCGTTGAATGCCCGTGTATAGTCGCGGTTCTCTTCGTTGTAGGCTCTTTCGTAGTCTCTGAGATCCTCATTGTAGGCGCGGGTATAGTCACGATTTTCTTCATTGTAAGCCCGATTATAGGCTTGCTGCTCTTCGTTGAAACGGCGCTCGTAGTCACGAATGTCTTCGTTATAGGCTCTTGTGTAATCACGATTCTCTTCGTTATACGCACGTTCATAGTCGCGGTTCTCCCGTGCCCAGTCACGCTCATAGTCACGAGTATCCTCGTTGAACTGGCGGGTGTAGTCTCTATTCTCCTCCTGGTACGCTCTGTTGTAGGCCTGATTCTCAGCCTGCTGTGCGCGTTCATAGTTGAGATTCTCGATCTGCATCTGCCGGTTGTACTGCTCACCGTATTCCTGATACAGTGCGTTCGCCCGTTCCCAGTTGTTGTTGGCGATTGCCTGCGCGATCTGATTCTGATAATCCACTCCGAGGTTCGCAATAGCCCTGTCAGCATCCGCAAGAGCTTCTTCCCTGCTCCGGGCAAGATTGCCTTGTGCCTGCTGGTTTGCAATGCTCTGTCCGAGTGCAAGCTGAGATCCCGCTCCGGTGTTCAGGCCGTTCGCAGCGCCCTGCATATTGGTGTTCCGCTTCTGCCTTTCGTACTCAGCCGACAGCTGATTCATCGCGGTCTGGTACTGCGGAGCGATCTTCTGCTGCTGTTCCTGGAGGGCTGCGACATTCTTATCATACGCCGCCTTGTAGCCGGCAAGGGTGTTCTCCTGCGCCGTGTTGTAGAGATCCTTTATCTGCTGTTCCCGTGTGGCATTGTATTCCTTTAGATTGTTGGTATCCGCAAGCCCTGTCGGGGTATATGTAGCAGATGCTGTGCTTCTGACAGGCTGTGTGCTGTCATAGCCTGTTGACTGTGCAGCAGGCGTTGTCTGCCCTGCCTGTGCTGCGGTTGCAGCATTGGCAAGATTTTGTTTGGACTGATCTGTAACTGCCATGACGAACCTCCTTAATCAAGGATAAGCACATTTACGGTGAGTGCCGAAGAAGGTGCTGCGTTCGCGGAGAAGCTGAGAGTTCCAGAACCCTGTCCTGTACATCTGACTCCGCAGCGTGTGTAAAGGTCGAACGAACCGGATGCGGGGGATACAACAACGGTATTGGATGAAGTTACGCCTGTTGCTGTGACGCTGCTCCACGAGGTAACATTCTTGGCAAGTGTGCAAGTGGTTGTTTTGTGTGCTGCCTGTACGCCAGTTGTTTTAGCGAATGTTACTGCCCCATTGGTGATCTTTCCTGTGGTAATCGCTCCATCAGCAACCTTAGCGGTTGTGATAGCGGAATCCGCAACCTTCGCTGTGGAAACGCTGCCGTCAGCCAGTTTAGCGTTAGTGACATTTCCATCTTTAATCTTGACGGTGATGACGCTGTTGGTAGCCAGTTTTGCATCTGTCACAGCACCATCAGCAAGCTTGGATGTCGTTACGTTCTTCTCGGCGATCTTTGCCGTAGTAACGTTCAGGTCGGCAATCTTTGCGGTCGTTATCGCAGAAGATGAGATTTTGTCTGCCGTTACTGCAGAGCTTGAAAGCTTGCCTGTCGTAACGTTACCATCTGCAATCTTGTCGGTTGTGACATTCCCATCAGCGATCTTCGTGGTAATGACTGCTCCTGTCGCAATCTTACCGGAAGTAATGTTGCTGTCGGCTATCTTTGCCGTAGTAACATTCCCGTCTGCGATTTTTGCCGTTGTCACTGAACTGCTGGCAATCTTGCCGGCTGTCACATTGCCATCGGCTATTTTCGCTGTGGTGACATTGGCATCAGCGATTTTAACCGTTGTGACAGAACCATTTGCGAGGTCTGCCGTTGCGATACCGCCGTCCGCAATTTTTGCGGAGGTGACAGCACCATCAGCAAGCTTCGCAGTTGTAACATTGGAGTTTGCGATCTTGTCTGTAATAACTGCACCGTTGGCAATGTCGCCTGCAACAATAGTCCCGTCTGCGATCTTGGCAGAGGTGATTGCGCTGTTGGCAATCTTTGCGGTGCTGACAGCACTGTTAGCCAGATTGTCAGTGGTAATTGTGCCGTATGCAATCTTCTGGGCGGTGACAGCTGCGTCATCGAGTTTGGAAGTGGTAACAGCTTTGTCAATGATTTTAGAGGTAATGACAGCATCGGTAGCGAGTTTCGCTGCGGTGATCGCGCCGTCGATGACCTTCGCCGTCGAGATGATAAGGTCTGCCAGTTTCTCAGTGATGATAGCGCCGACCCCGATCTTGTTCGTGGTAACTGCACCAGCTGCAATCTTAGCCTCTGTGACAGCATTGCTTGCAAGCTTGTCAGCGGTTACGGCAGCATCTCTCATGTTTGCTGTGGTAACAGCTTCAAGCCCTTCATCGGACTGAAGCTTGGTAGCCGGAATACTGTTGTTATTGATTTCTGTACCAGAGATACCTTCCTGTGTAATGCCACGGGCAGCAGCTGCGTCCCCTTCGGCGATCTCAGGGAGTAGAACATTGTTCAAGTAATCTTTGAGGTCTACTCCAGCCTTATCAAACAGGGCTTTGAGTTCATCAGCGGAAAGCCCGTCATCGGCATTAGGAAGGTCGCTGAGTTTAGTGATGTTTTCAACATCAGTTGTAAAAGGTGTAAATGCCATAAACGGCCTCCTTACTTCATGTAGCCTGTCTCTCTGATCTTCGGGTCAGCAGAGAGTACCGTGGCAGTGGAATTGAGTTCCTTGGTTTTGAACACAAGTTTGAGGAATGCAAATTTCTTAGCCTTGATTTTCAACTTCTTGACTTGCGGTTTCCGGTTGGTACTGAAAGAAAAGTCTGCGAAATTCATGTTCAGGAAAGTGCCGAGATTGTTCTTGACGGTTTTCTCCGTGTATTCGCTTTTCTTATTCGTCATGACGGTGACGGTCACTTCCGAGCGTTCCTGTGGTTTCACACCGACCCACAGTTCCGTCATGAGTTTCCGCATGAAGTTCTTCCCGAAATCTATGGAGCCGCTTTCCCAGTAGGAATCAATCGCTACGCCGTCATCGTTCAGGTACTTGTCTGACAGATAGCAGATTTTCCCGTCACCGGTTCCACACAGAACATCATCATCAATATTGCACATCGAGAATACAGACGGGCCGGTATAGGTGTACCAGGCATCGGCTGCGTAGTTGTAGACGAGTCCCTTGTTACCACACCAGATGTAATACTCTTGGTTGTCGTTATCGTCATAGCAGAAGCATTTAGAGAAATCGAAAGACCGGAGCGTGGAGAAGATCCTGTCGGAGATCCGTTTCGCCTGCCTTTCATCTACCGTCAGATTCGATGAATAGGAAGATGTATTGTGCCATTCATAGAGGTCATTCCCGTGCAGCGTGTAGGGGGAGTTAAGCACAAGCCTCACTTGCCCGAGCGCACTGTTGCCGATAATTTTGTTAACAGGCGTAATGTAAAATCCCCATTGCTGGTTTCCAGTTGCCTCAGTAATTAACCCGAACTGGACAGTGTAAGTGGAATTGCTCTTGAACACGATCAGCTGCGAGTAGTGCCGAATCATCCCTGTGATCGGGGTATTGGTATCAGCAACAGCCATTTCGTTAAGGTCAGGGAAGTAGTCGGCGCGGGGGAGTCCGTCATAATCTATGCTTGAATAAATTGCCTTGTTGGTTCCGTTGCCGTAGAGGAATACCGCATTGTCTTTTGCTCCGAGAAAGATCTCAAAGTTGGTCATCCTCACAACATCATTGCGGTATGTCGCTGCTGCGGAGTATCCAACCTCAAGGGTATTCGTGCCGGCAGCTGGGGCTGTATCAAATTTCACATAGCCGTTAGCCCTGTCTTTGGTGTATAGGTCAGGCTCCATGTATTCCCCGGTAGCGTTGATCTTTACATAGTCGATTGAAACGAGATCCTTTTCAGGGAGAATGAAATCAGTGTGAGTTCCGTCTGGAGACAGCCACACACGCCTCAATCCGTTAAGCTTATTGACTTCCTCAAGCAGCGTCCCTTCTGCTCCGGTATAGTCACGGGAGACTACAACAAGTGGCCTATATCCCTTGACCGTTCCAAACCGCACACCGTCATAGCTGTAATACTCAACGCCATTGAGCATATAGACGATGTTGGAATAGGCGAAGAAGTTGACGAAGTTTTCTGTATCCAGTTCGCCAAGGTCTTTTGGCTCCATCAAGTAGTCATTCTCGTAGAACAACCACATATGCCCGCCCGAAGCTGCAAGCCCTGTCGGTACGCCCTTGACATTCCCAAACCACAGCCCCTTGACAGGGGAGCCGGTTTCAAGATTGAAAGCGGTTTTGAATCCCGGCCTGCGCTGGAGATTGTGGTCACGGGTGATCTTCCAGTTTCGGCAGACAGAAGCTTCACCGAGTTTCAGTTTTGTATCTCCGTCAGGGTTTTCGTTTAGGCCGAGAAATTTCTCGATCTTATAAACTCCCTCATTGGTATTGGCTCTGATGGTAGACATTCATGTCACCTCAGTTCCATCGAGAAAACTCGTTATAGGGGTAATACCCTGTGTTGTATCGAATTTCTCCGTCCGCATCTTTATAACTACCAGAGTAGACATCCTCAATTGCTTCTGCTCCAGTTGCCATGCCTGCACCGCTTCTCAGGTCGCCGAGCCGTCTTTCATATTCCTGTTCGTAGAAAGCCGCAAGGTTTCCGTTCTCATCTGTGAACATACGGGCCGCGACTCCGTAAACCAATACCTCAATGCAATAGAGGTCAAGATCAATTTCTTGCTCAAGATCTGTAAGAGGTTCCAGGACAGCCCGCTTACCTTCGGCATGAACGCAAGTATCTGAATAAGGATACAGTTCATTCAGGATAGTATTAATAATCGGAATAATCCGGTACTTGTATTCCTTGTTATCTGCTATATCAAATTTGCCCGTGGACTCATCTCCGTTATCGGAAAGATGAATCATCCGTTCAAATACATCCATTGGAGTTTGTGCCATGTCATAAACCTCCATATTTGAGGATGGGGAGAGGGTTAACCTCTCCCCTTAATGGAACGGTTACGCTCAGATGGGAACCTCTTCATCGTAGGAGAGGGCAGTGAGCGTGTTGTTGGTAGCATCGAAGAACCACTTTGCGATGCCGGATGCAACCTTGCCAGCCTTGACTGCATAAGCCTGGACATAGCAGTCTTCGGTGAGTGCGGAAGTTGCAACGCCCGTTGCAGCGGTCAGAACCACAGCAGCGCCGTTGTCGGCAACCTTCGGGTTGTGGCCGTCAATGGTGTAGTAGATGGCGTCAGCATTCGCAGAAACGAAAGTGATCTTGCCAGCATTGCCGGATGTACCGACCGATGCGGTGACTTCTGCCTGCGGGGCAGCATTGCTGTCGCCGAGAACGAGAATGCCGTTTGCTTTCTGTGCAAGCACGAAAGAGTCGAAACGGTACAGACCGTTCAGCACCGGGCCGGAGTATCCTTCAACATTCCCATACACTTTGCTCCAGGAGAGCTTGCGCGGGTCAACGGAGGCTTTCTTCCATTTCAGGATGGCTTTGCAGCCTGCCGGCATGAGGGAATCGGGAACGCCGACAACCGTTGTGCGTCCGAGTTTACGGACAGCGCCGTTGACAGCGCCCTTGTTGGTGAACTCCTGCTGATACTTCAGTTCGTCTGCCAGCTGCATGGTGATGACATCCGTCAGACCCATGTAGCACATACGGCCTTCCATCGGAACGCGCATATTGTCCATGCGGGTGTTGCAGGTGAGAAGGGTCTTTACGATATTGCTCTCAGAGAGAGCGCCGCCGGACGGAACGAGATAGGTGCTGCCTGCACCGTCTGCCCACGTTTTGAGCCTGTACTTGTCGATCATCGGAACGAGGACTTCATCGTTGATCCCCTTCAGGATGCGCTGGATCTTGCGCTCGTTCATCTTGTCATCGGAGTACAGCTTCTCGTAGGTTTCGCGGATGGAGTAATACTGCTTGAGCTTGTACACGTTCATCTGGTCGGAGATCTCGTGCATATCGCCCATGCGGGAACCGAGGCTTGCACCGAAATCGTAGGCATTCAGGCGACCGACACCTTCAGTCTCCACCTGAATGGTGTTGACGGATGTCCAGTTGAAGCCGCTCAGATTCGCGCCGGCATCGGTGTAGGATTTAGTGCGGAAACGCTCATCGAGTTTCTTCTCGTAGCGTTCATTGAGGTTATATACAGCACTCGTATAGGAAGAAGTGCTGCGGAGGGAAGAAGCAGATCCGCTAACAGCGGCACCATGATTGATAGGCATATTTTTTAATCCTTTCTTTAATCGTCATCGCTGTACCACATTTCATCAATCTCATCGGTATATCCGGTATTGCCGGATGTCTTCATCGATCCTGTGGAACGCGCTTTGTTTTTGGAGTTCTGTTTAAGAACCTTGTTCTCTTCAGCCAATTTCTTGGCTTCGTATTTGGCATAGGATGCGACAAGACTATTTGTAGTCTGCATATCGTCCCATACCTCTTTGGGGATATCCGCGGGCTTTACATCGGGATATGCCTTGAGCATTTCCTTGTAAGATTCCTGACGGATCGACTCAAGGATCTCATCACGGCTCGGTGCAGCGTCCTGTTTGGCTTTCTGCTGGTCTGCTTGTGCCGCCAGTTTCGCTTTCGCCTCGTCATAACTGATCTTCTCCTTTTCGGAGAGCATCCTTGCGCGAGTATCTGCCATGAGGTCTTCAACCGTTGCAAAGTCGCCCTTGATCTCCGTGAGGAAGTCTGCGTATTCTTGTAGCTTTTTGTTGTTTGTCTCTGCCTCGTTCAGCTTGCCCCGGATACGGTCATAATCCATACCCTTCTGTGCAAGCACTTTGGCTTCGTCCTTTGTGACTTTCTTTACCTCATCCAGATGTTTCAGTTCCAGATACTGGTCTGCATCCGTTGCCTCTGCCTCTGCTTCGGCAGGCTGAGTCTCACCTTGTGTTTCAGGCTGCTCTTCGACAGGCTGGTCTGCCACCTCTTCAGCATCCTGTTCGACAAAATCATCTCCGTCATCATCCGCCCACATAGCGTCAAGGTCTGCGTCCGAGATCCCTTCGCCTGTTCCTTCGTCAATGGGAGCGTCCTGTTCTTCGATTACGTTTGTCTCTTCGTTCATAAGGATTCCTTTCTGCCCTATGGTCGGGGCAATCAATTTGTTTTGCGGTTGGTTTACCGCGCAGATTCGAGTTAAACTCGCAGATTCGCACCGTCACGATGTTTCGTCTGTTCGTCCGTACTCGGCGAGGGATATATAGAAAAGTCTTTCTGAGCGCCTCTATGCGCTTGTCCCGTTAAGACTATTTCTCACTCATCTTGCCCTTGATAAAGGCAATGTCTGTTTGGATCTCGGAGAACTTCTCCGCATATCCGTTGTGGATATCCAATTTCCGGTTGTTCTCCTCAAGGTTCTTCTCGATTGCGTTCAGCCGGGCAGCCATCTTTTCTTCCTTGCGAGCCTCTTCAATTGCCCGCTTTTCTTCTTTCTCTTCGTCTTCGGCTTTACGCTTTTTCCGGTTGCTTGCGTTGATCAGGAGTTGAGTAATGATTCCTCCAACCGCAGGGATTGTTGCTGCGATCAGAGCGATAAGAATTGGTTCGCTCATTGTCGCACCTCCTACTGGAAAAGAATCTGCCACACATCTCCGTCAGCGATTCCAGTGATATCAAGCCCACATTCTTCCTGGAACGCTTTCACAGCTGCTTCTGTGCAGGCTCCGAAATCTCCGTCACAGCCATACACGCCGAGGTTGCAGCCGGTATCTTCAAGCCCTCTCTGCAAGAGGTACACATCTCTGCCATAGTGCCCCTTGCGTAGAATCCTCACCTGAATCTCACAGGAATCATCTGTCGGGATAACAGGATCGACAGGCTCGTCATCGCCAGAGGGTTCGGGGATGAAATCGTCAAATTCGCCGTAGAATCGCTGCGCTGCGTCAAACCGGGGAGCGATATTGTTAAAGGCTGGTCGCTCAAACTCACAGCACACTCTGCTTGTTGCGGTATAGAGGTCGCAGTTCCCACACAAGAAGTTGTACAGGCTGTTGTAGTCTCTCCGCAGTTCTGTGATGCACAGTTCGCACTGCATGGTTTCATCAGAGATGGATACGCCTTTGTTCTTCGCCATCCGGAACAATTCATCTTTGCGGCTATAAAATGTCCACTGGATCAGTCCGTAACCGTAGGAATCATGAATAAACTGGTCTTCGGAGATGCTGCCGTTGTCTACGTTCCAAGTGTAGTCAGCTCCGCTCATCGGACAGCGGGTTTCCACGATGTTGCTCTTCATCAGCGACTCACAGTACATATTGCCCATTACGGCACAAGCACCCGCATGAGACAGACCGCCATTCCTCAGGGCGGTATAAATCGTTGAATCACTCATACTGCACCTCACATCTGGTAGTAGACATTAGATAAGTCAAAGAATACGTTCCAACCGCCACAAGCCTCCCAGCCGAGTGTGATGTATTTGCTGCCTGTCTGAGCAGAAACATCAAATGTCACGACTCCTGTATTCGGCTTCATAACCAAAGATTCGTAACAGGAATACCAGTCAATTAAATGTGCATTCGTGCCGGCTTCAGATCCTGTGTTGATGCTGCTTGATGTAAGCCCTATCTCATTCGGGCAATAGGCTGCTACTCCTGTTCCTCTTCCACTGGCTGCGAACTGGAACACAACACGATTCACATTGGTGACATCAATCGTTCCCCACTGAACAAAGTGATGACCGTTGCCACCAATAGTGCTATATCTCCAAGCACCTCGGGAAACTGGGTCTATGTCATGGCTTGAGCCGTCCTTGTTCTGAACGATTGAGTTATCGCTAAGATGCGGAGCAACTTTAACCACAGCGTTCTCAATCAGATACGCAATAGTAAAGTAAAGCTGTACATAGTACGCACCACCTTCTGAGACAGATACTGTAGTGGATGCTGATGTATAACCGCTTCTGCTTGCCGTGATCGTCCATGTCCCTGTTGTCGGTACGGCAAACGCCACATTGGCACGGGAGCTTGCGGAGTTGGTTACTGTAAGGATTGTGCTGCCGTTGGAAGCTGTTACTGTTGAACTTGGAGGAACATTCGCAAGGATGTGGGCTATTCCAACGCCTCCACCACCCATGTTGATTATCATTTGTCGTCCTCCTTGTCCTTGTTGTACTGTGCGGTTGAGATGCACAGAATTGCGCCCAGAAATGTACACGCAACCGTCACGGTCGCTGGAATTTCCGAGGGATATGGTAGCGACCATATCTCTGCCAGCCCCGCCCACAATGCGCCAAAGGCGGGCAAGACGATGACAACGAACCATTTGAGCCAGTCATAAACCTTGTCTGGAAGTCGCATTTCTCTCCTCCTTTCTACGGCAATTTGCCGTCATACTTGAATACCGCAACATAATTGCGGGCACTGTCGCTCCCTACACAGCAGCTGTTGAGGATGTCGGTACTGGATTTAGGCGTGAGCATCGCACCGTTGACCACATAGCCCCAGGATTTCACATCTGCGAGTGCTGCCATTACACAGCTGTACTTGAAAGTTCCACTCGGCTTGATGAACAGGGCAGACATTGCGGGATGGATTTTGTCCATTCGCCATTTGCCCTTGCCGTTGCTGCTGATCGCTCCGCAATGGTCGCCGATGTCGTAGGCATTGCACCACCGGCTCAGAGCAGCAGAGTTTTCATCGTCAATGATTTTCTGGATGTTTTGGTAGTTGCTGTTGTAGACAGGGATGCTTATGTCCAAATCCGGTATCTGCCATACCCCAACCGCTCCT